TTCGCCTCGACCGCGGAATACATCGCTTGGAAGAAACGAAACAAAGGCTGATTACTTAGATGGCAAATACGCTTCTTACCCCGACCAAGATCCTCGACGAATCGCTGATGATCTTGGAGAACAACCTGACGTTCTCGTCGCGCGCAAACCGCGAATACAGCAAGGAATTCGCCGTGAGCGGCGCGAAGATCGGCTCGACCGTCAACGCGCGCAAGCCGAACCGCTTCGTCGGTACGACCGGCCCGAACCTGAACATCGAAAACGTGAACGAATCGTCGCTGCCGATCAGCTTGACGACTCAGTTCCACGTCGATTTCACGTTCAGCTCGCAAGAACTGACGCTGGTTGTCGACGAGTTCGCTGACCGCTACATCAAGCCGGCTATGGCGACCATCGCCAACAAGATCGACTTCGATGGTCTTGGCCTCGCCGCGAACGTCGCGAACAACGTTGGCACGGTCGGCACTACGCCGAACGATATCGCAACGCTGCTTTCCGCTGGCAGCGTGCTCGACAACGAGGCAACGCCGCGCGATGGCAGCCGCACGGTCGTGTGGGACCCGGCAACGAACGCATCGATGGTCAAGGCTGCATCCGGCCTGTTCAATCCGTCGCGCTCGATCGGCGCTCAGTACGAATCCGGCATTTTCCAGGCTTCGTCGCTCGGCTTCGATATCGGCATGGATCAGAACATCAACGTGTTCACGTCCGGCACGCGCACGAACGGCACCGTTTCCGGCGCTGGTCAGACTGGCTCGACGCTGACCGTTACTGGCCTCGGTGCTGCCGGCACCGTTGCGAAGGGCGACACCTTCTCGATCGCTGGCGTCTACGCTGTGAACCCGCAAAACCGCCAGTCGACCGGCGTCCTGCGCAAGTTCACCGTGACCGCAGCTGCAACCGCTGACGGCTCGGGCAATGCAACGCTCTCGATCTTCCCGGCGATCAACACCGCGGCATCGAATCAGCAGTACCAGACGGTTTCGGCTGGTCCGGCGAACGCTGCTGTCGTGACGTGGGACGTCGCACCGTCGACGCAGTACAGCGCGAACCTCGCGTATCACAAGGACGCGTTCACGCTCGTGACCGCCGACTTGGAAGACGTGTCGCAGTACGGCGCATGGGGCGCGCGTCGCATGCACAAGGGCATTTCGATGCGTATCTCGCGCCAGTACGCGATCGGTACCGACACGGTTCCCTGCCGTATTGATGTCCTTTACGGCTGGGCGGCCGTGTATCCGGAACTCGCCTGCCGTATCGTCCGCTGATCGTGTTGATTCAGCAATCGGCCCCCGCTTCGGCGGGGGTTTTTCATTCTGACGAGCCGATGGCATACGAAAAATTCCCCGCATGGGCGACTGGCCCCGATGGCGCGCAACGCATCGTCAACAGCCAGGACGAACTAGACGCGCTTCCCGGTTTCACGGTGCCTGAATACGTGCCGCCTGTGTCGCGCGAGCAGAAGCCAGAGTTCGTCGCATATCCGAAGTGGATCGGCGATCAGCTTGTACAGAACGCGGAAGAAGAATCCGCACTGCTCGGCTCTGACGACGTGGACACGCGCGAAGCCCTGTTGAAGATCGCGGCAGAGAAGGGCGTGAAGGTTGATAAACGATGGTCCGATGACAAGATTCGGGCCGCTCTTGAGGCTGCTTAATGACCACGGCGACCGATCTCATTACGCTGGCACTGAAGGACATAGGCGCGCTCGGTATCGGGCAGGCAGCAAGCGCTGAAGATACCGCCGATGCGCTCGCTACGCTGAATATGATGCTCGGTCAGTGGCAGGGCGAACGCCTCTCGGTTTATCACTTGGTCGACGCCGCCATTCAATCGACCGGCAAACAAACGTACACGGTCGGCACTGGCGGTGATTTCAACGTTCAGCGCCCGATCAAGATCAACGCCGCATATGCGCGGCTCAACGCGGGCAGCTCGACGCCGATCGACTATCCGGTGACGATCATCGACTCGCGCGAGGACTATTCGCGCATCGCATTGAAGGCGCTGCAATCGTTCCCCGGTTGGGCCTATTACGACCCGGCTTTCCCGCTCGGAAACCTGACGTTCTACCCGATCCCGGACAGCACGTTTCAGCTTCACATCGTCACGATGGAAGCGCTTCCGCAGTTCACCGCGCCGGCACAAGTCGTCAACCTGCCGCCTGAGTACATGGCGGCAATTCGCTACAACCTTGGTCTGTATCTCGCGCCGTCGTATCAGATTGATCCGCAACGATCGTTGGTCGGCCTCGCGCTGAATGCCAAGCGTGTTGTGAAGCGCATGAACTCGCAGATTCCGTCCATGACGATGCCGCGCGGCCTCGGCTCGAAGCAGCGTTACAACATCTACAGCGGCTCTAATTACTGATGCGGATTCCTCTGACTGGCGGTGCATACGCCGCGAAAAGCGTCATTGCCGACGCGCAGCGCTGCGTGAACCTCTACGCAGAGCAGAACCCGCAAGACGCTGCGGCACCGTTCACGTATTACCCGACGCCGGGGCTGACGCTCGTATCGACGCCGCCAGTTGCGGGAGAGTCGCGCTGCATTTATACCGCGACGAACGGCAAGCGATATGAAGTCGTTGGGCCGACGGTCTATTCCGTAGACGCATCCAACGCCTATAAGTCGCTCGGCATGTTGACGACTCAGAGCGGCCCCGTGTCGATGGTCGACAACACATTCAACGTGTTTGTTGTCGACGGCTCGACGAACGGTTTTACGATCGATCTGACGTCGAATGTGATGACGAAGTGTTCAGATCCGGCGTTCTACGGGGCGGACAAGGTTGATTACGTCGACGGATATTTCATCTTTAATCAACCCGGCACGCAGCACTTCTACATATCGCTTTACAACGATATCGCGTTCGACTCGCTGGACATTGCGAGCAAAAACACGTACTCGGACAACCTTGTAACGCTCGCGGTCATGCATCGAGAAATCTGGTTGTTCGGCGAGATGACGACCGAAGTTTGGTACAACACCGGCGCATCTGATTTCACGTTCGGACGCATGCCTGGCGTGTTTATTGAGCATGGATGCGCAGCGAAAAATTCAGTTGCGAAGATTGATCTTGCGCTGTTCTGGCTGTCGAAAGACTTGCAGGGCCAAGGGTACGTGTTCGCCGGCAAAAACTATGCAGCAGAGCGTGTGTCGACGCATGCGCTAGAGGCTGAATTTGCCACATACAGCAGGATAGATGACGCGATCGGGTTTTCGTACCTGCAAGGCGGTCACGCGTTCTACGTGCTGACGTTCCCGACTGCCAAAAAGACATGGTGCTTCGATACGTCGACGGGGCAATGGCATCAGCGTGCGCACCTTGAGGCAGACGGGTCGCTCAGTCGCCATCGCATGAACTGCCATTCGTTCAATGCAGGCCGTAACCTTGTTGGCGATTGGGAAACGGGCGCAGTATATGAGCTAGACCCCGATGCCTACACGGACAACGGCGATACGATAGTTCGCATTCGATCCTTCCCCCACATCAGCGGCGCTGATAGTAACCGCGTTCTGTTCCGTCAATTCGTGGCTGATATGGAAGTCGGAAACGGGCTTCCGGGCAGTGGTGACGATCCTGAGATCCGATTGCGCTGGTCTGACGACCGCGGGCGATCGTGGGGGAATTACGTCACTGCATCGCTTGGCAAGATCGGCGAATACCTGACGTCGATCCAATGGCAGCGTCTTGGCTATGCGCGTGACCGCGTGTTCGAACTGTCATGGTCTGTGCCAGTGAAGACTGCGCTCAATGGTGCATGGGTTGATGTGAAGAGGTCGCGCACATGAACACGGCCGCAAATTTTCCATCCGGCAACCCGCTAGACGCGACAGGCAATCTCACGCCTCAGTGGCGCTCGTTCTTTCTGACGCTATTCAATCGATCGGGCGGAACGCTCGGAAGCGACACGTCGGCGCTGCAAGACGCAATCACTAAGGCGCTCGCCGGTATCGCGGATCTTGAGGCAGAAGAAAGCGCCGGCTCTCCAGCTCCCGATATGGCGGCCGTATTCGGCCTGATTCATCTTGTCGAAGCCATCGCGGCGCAGGCAATGGCGGCCGCATCGCGTCAGCCCGACGAACGCGGCGAGACGGGAGAAAGCGCATCTGTTTCGCACCTGTCGCAACGGGTGGCGGAACTCGAAGGCCAGATCGAGCATTACCGCGCTGACGATGCGTTGAGGCAGCGTATCGCGGATCTTGAATCGCGCGTTGAAAGCCTTCAGCCCGTCATCGCGGACGCATCGCAAATAACCGGGCTTGGATCGATGGCATCGCAGGACGCGGGTGCCGTCTCGATTACGGGTGGCTCGGGCGTGTTTTCCGCGCTCTCGTGCGCCGCGAATGCATTCATCGGGGCAGTCGCCAGCGTTCTCAACGTTACGGTGGGGCGGCTTTTCATTTGCGTGCGCGGCTCGACAGGGGCTGGCGGCGTTGAACTTTCGTCTGCCGCAGCGGATGCCGATGCGACGCTCGCCGGCATCGTGCAGTTTTCTGACACGAACGGAACGGGAACCGATAAGCGGCTCGCGCTGATTCAGGGATTTACCAGCGGCACGACGGCTAACAATCGCGGCGGCGCACTGACGTTCGCTACCAAGCGAAACGCAAGCGGTGTCGCAGAAGCAGCGCGCATCTCGAACGATCAGAAGTTCCTGATCGGCTCGACGGCGGTCGATGGCTCGACGAACCTGCTTCAGGTCAACAGCAGCATTTCAATCGTTCCGACAACGACGACGACCGCACCGACAGCGGGCGGCGCTGGCGCATTGCCCGCGACGCCCACCGGATACGCAACGATCCGCATCGGCGGCACTGACCGAAAGATCGCCTACTACTGAGGAAATCAATGATTACTTGGAAACAACTCTGTCAGAGCGTTCTGACGGGCACGGCTGCGGCCGTATATACGGCTCCGGCTGGCACGGCGACGGCGATCCATCAGATGAGCGCATGGAACCCGACAGCAGGCGTTGTGACCGTCAAGCTGTACCTGGTTCCGGTCGCTGGCTCTGCTGCTGATACGACGACGGTCTGGTCTGCGAACGTGCCGTCCGGCGCATCTGTGCAGATTCCGCAGATGATCGGCCACAAACTACAGGCGGGCATGCAGCTTTTCGCGTCGGGACTCGGCGTGACGCTGACCGCATCGGGTGCGGAGAATGTTCAGCAATGAGGAACTTCTTGAAGATCGCTGAAGGATTGAATGTTCAGCCGTTTCTCAACGCAATCTATCGCCAGCGCGATCTTTGGAAGGCTGACGACTTCTTGCGCAAGTTTCCGCAGGGGCCGTTTGGCGAAACAGACACGATCTATCTGCGCTTTCAAGACAAGGTGAACGTCGAGAACGACGAGCAGCTTGAACTTTACAAGCAGAACAAGCTGGCCGGCCACGACTTGCACGAATGCCCGTGGCGCGAGGAAGTCAACGCGTTGCCCGAAGCTCGCGCACACATCATGGCGCTTATGTCGTCGATGGGCGCAACGCGGCTCGGGCGCTGCATGCTCAATCGGGTAGTTCCGGGTGGGCGCATATTCCCGCACGCTGATTCGCCCTGGCATGCCGAGTATTGGGATCGCTATCACATCGTCATCCAGTCCGAACCCGGAAACGTGTTCCGCTGCGGTGACGAACAAGTATGGATGCGTCCCGGGGAAGTGTGGTGGTTCCAAAACGCGATCGAGCACGAAGTCATCAACAACTCGGCGGAGGATCGCATTCATCTCGTCGTCGACTTGAGGTTTTGAATGATCACATTCGCAGTCGAGAAATTCTCGGACGTGTACGGCGAACTTCTTCCGCTGCTTCATGAGCACTACGGCGAAATCTCGCTGCACAAGGAGCGAGGGGTACCGCTGAATCCGAAAGAGGACGTTTATAAGGCGCGCGAGGCAGACGGTTCGCTGATGATGGTCATTGGTCGCGAGGCCGGCGAGATCGTCGCGTATTTCGTTTGCTTCATCGCGACCGGGCTTCATTACAAGTCTTGCTTGACTTGCTCGCCAGACATTTTCTTTGTTCGCGAAGACAAGCGCACTGGCATGGCGGGCGTTCGGCTGTTTAAGTTCGTTGAGAAAGAACTGAAGCGCCGCGGCGTCAAGTTGTGGTTCGTCGGCAGCAAGAACGCGCACGATGCGACGGCGCTGTTTCGCTTCCTGAAGTTCGAGCCGGTCGAAACGACCTATTCCAAGTGGCTAGAGGATTAAAACATGGTTGCAGCAGCAATCGGCGTAGGTACGGCTGTCGCAGGCGTCGCCGGCTCCGCCATGAGTTCAAGCGCGTCCAAGAGCGCAGCGGATACCCAGGCGGCAGCAGCAAACAATGCGACCGCGTTGCAGGAAGCGCAATGGGAGAAGACGCAGCAGAACCTTCAGCCATACATGGATCTGGGGTCGAGTTACATCAACCCGCTAAAGGCTGCGCTGTCGAATCCAACGCTGACGCAGCAGTTCAGCGCTCCTACGGCAGCTCAGGCTCAGGCTACGCCGGGGTATCAGTTCACGCTTCAGCAGGGATTGAAGGCTACGCAGAACAGCGCGGCCGCGCGCGGCCTTGGCACGTCTGGCGCGGCGCTCAAGGGCGCAACGACGTATGCAACGGGCCTTGCGGACTCGACGTACAACGACGTTTATAACCGTGCATTGCAGACGTACAACACGAACTACAACACGGCATCGAACAACGTAAACAGACTGCAAAGCGTCGTCGGCAGCGGCCAGAACGCTGCGGCGGGCCTCGGTAGTCTGGGTGCACAAACCGCCAATAGCATCGGCAACACGCTTACGGGCGCGGCGAATGCAAGTGCATCCGGCACGATCGGCAGCGCGAACGCTCTTTCTAGTGGTCTGAACAGCGTCGCCAGCGGTGCGATGACATATGGCTTGCTGGCAAACAATGCAGGCGGAAATTCTTCCGCCGCATCGGTCGGCGTTCCCGGTTGGACTCCAGCAGGCAGCTAAGGAATAGGAATGGCACTCGACACAAGCATCGCACTCAACGCGAACGCGCCGCAGCCTACAAACCCGCTTCAGCAGGCGTTGCAAATCGCCCAATTCCGTGCGTACAACGCAAACGGACAAGCCGCGCAGCAGGGCTTAGAAGCTAATCGCGCCATTTCTCAGGCGTATCAACAAGCGACGGACCCGATTACCGGGAAAGTCGACAACAACAAGCTGATGGGAATCATCAGCCAAGATCCGGCTGCCGGATACAAGTTGGGCGAAGTTGTTCAAAGCATCAACACGCAGAAACAGCAAGAGGCGACGCTTGACACTACGCGACTCGACCAGGCGCAGAAGGCTCAGGGAGCACTTCGGTCTGGAATGGGTTCGCTGCTCACAAAGCCGGATCTCTCGCCGGCTGACATTCAGGGCTTCGTTGGCACGATGGTGAAAGCCGGCGCGATCCCGCAACAAGTCGCTGACGCTGAGTTGCAGAGCATGCCACAAGACCCGGCGCAGATTCGGCCGTGGCTCGCGCAGCACTTCAATTCTGCGCTCTCTGGCGAACAGCAGCTTGCGAATATGAAGCCTCAATTCGCGCAAGTCAACACAGGGCCGGCGACTGTTGCAGTCAACCAGAACCCGAATGCGATCGGCGCAAACGGTCAGCCGATGGGCGTCGGATCTGTTGGCTATACAGTCGGCAACGGTCTTTCCCCCGCCGATGCGGCGGCGCAAGTTCCGGTTATCAACCCGGATGGAACGCCTGGCACGCGCAGCAAGGCAAGTGTTCTGCAAGAGCAGGGTTACGGCGACGCGCTTCCTGCCGGCTTCAAGAGTAACGGGCGCTACGGCGCGGCTAATGGCGGCGTCGTCACGACTGGCCCCGCCCCAGGCGTCGCAGACGCCAATCAGAAGGCGAACGCCGCTGGCGGCGACATGCTTGTTGCGGATCAGCAATCGAACGCTCAGTCCGGTACGCGCATCAACATGCTTCAGAACGCTTCTACGGCACTGGCGAACGCGCAGACCGGTACGGGCGCCGACAAGCTCAACGCGGTTCGCGGTGTGATTGCGACGCTCGGCGGTCCCGCCGACAAGGTTGCGTCCTACGACGAGGCGAACAAGTACCTCACGCAGTACGCGCAGACTAAGGCGGCATCCTTCGGGCATGGTACGGACTCGCAGCTCGCCGCAGCGCTTGCTGGAAACGGAAACACGAAGATCAGCAACCTGGCAGCGCAAGACGTGGTTAAGGTCAATCTCGGTCTTGAGCGCATGGAGCAGGCGCGCATGAAGGCGTGGGAAAGCGCCGGCCTGCAACCTTCGCAATACGGCCAGTGGAAATCGCAATGGGGATCGCAGGTTGATCCTCGCGTATTCGTTGCTGACCAGATGGACCCGTCCAAGGTGCAAGGCATGGTCAAGGGGATGAACCCGAAAGAGCAGGCGACATTCCGCACGCAATATAACTGGGCGGTTCAGAACGGCTTTATCAACGGACCTCAGTAATGGCGAACTATGACGATGTTTTCGAGGCTGCGGGAAAGCAATACAACGTAGACCCGAAACTTCTGAAAGCCATGATGACGCGGGAAAGTTCGGGCAATCCGAACGCCGTATCTCCGAAGGGTGCGACTGGCCTTATGCAGTTGATGCCGGCGACCGCCAAGGAAATGGGCGTGACGAACCCGAACGATCCGACTCAGAACATCATGGGCGGCGCTCGGTATATGTCGCAGATGCTAGACAAGTACGGCAACGTGAACACCGCTCTCGCTGCCTATAACGCGGGTCCGGGCGCTGTCGACAAGGCGGGCGGAATCCCGAACTTCCCGGAAACGCAAGGCTACGTCAAGCGGATCTCCGCGAACTATCAAGGAAAGCCAATGGCGCAATCCACGCTTCCCGGCCTGCCGCCTACGGCCGATAGCGCATCGGCGGGCAGCGACCCGTTTAGCAAGCTCATGGGCGGCTCGACGACCGCGGCCGCGCCTTCGGTACCCGCCGCAGACGGCGACCCGTTTAGCAAGCTCATGGCGACGAAGCCGGACGCACAGCCGGCGCAAGCTGCGCAACCGCCGAGCGGCGACACCCCGCAAGGGCAGTGGCATGCTCCCGGAGCCGTGACGATGGGTATCGGTGACGTTATCAAAGGCGGCGTCCAATCGATGGTGCATGGCGGTGCATGGCTCGCCAACAAGATTGCACCCGACTCTCAGTTCGCCAAGGATATTACTGCCGCGGTCCCGCAAGTCGATCAGACAATTACATCGCAGGACGCGCAGTACGCGCAGCAACGAGCGGCGCAAGGCGGGACGGGCGTCGATCTCGGGCGAGCGGCGGGTAACGTCATCGGCAGCCTTCCGATGGCGGCATTGCCGAGCGGTGCTGGCGGCGGATTGCTGGCGAAAGCCGGTGCGGGCGCTTTGTCTGGACTTGCGAGCGCGGCCGCAACTCCTGTCGTCAATGCGGGCGATAATTACGCACAGCAGAAGGCGATGCAGCTCGGCACTGGCGCCGCAGTTGGCGCTGTCGCCAATCCGCTCGTTAGCGCGATCGGCGGCGCTGTTGCTCCGAAGATCGGTGAAGCGCAAAAGAAGCTGCTTGATGCGGGTGTTCCGCTCACGCCAGGTCAGATCAAAGGCGGAAATTGGGCGAAAGTCGAAGATATGGCGACGAGCCTGCCGGGTGTCGGTAATGTCGTGCGCAACGCTCAGCAGCGGGCGCTTCAGGGATACAACAACGCGACTTACGACAAGGTTCTTGAGCCTCTCGGCGTGAAGTTCGCGGACGTTGCAAACGGCGCAAAGACGGGCAGCGAAGGCGTCGCAGCGGTCAAGAAGACTATTTCTGACGCGTACGACAATACGTTGTCGCAGATGACGTTCAAGCCTGACGGCCAGTTTCAGCAGGGTTTGCAAAGCCTGGCGTCAATGGCGCAATCGCTGCCGGCGACCGAGAAGAAGCAATTCCTCGATACGCTTCAGCGGCAAGTGGCGGGCAAGATCAACCCGCAAACTATGTCGATGGACGGCGCGACGCTCAAGGAGGTGCAGGGCGAGCTTGGACGTTTGGCTCGCGGCTGGTCTAGCGATCCGTCCGTAGACAAGCGCAACCTTGGCGCCGCGGTTGGCGAAGTCAAGAACCTGATCGAGCAATCGCTTGGGCGGACCAACGCGCCAGAACTGGCGGAGTCGCTAAAAAGCGCGAATGCCGCATACGCGAACTATGCGCGCTTGCGTGGCGCAGCCGCATCGACGGGCGCCATGAATAACGACGGCGTGTTCACCGCGGCGCAGTTGCAAAGCGCAGTGCGGGGTGCGGACAAGTCGGTAGGCAAGGGCGCCACCGCAACGGGTAACGCGCTTATGCAAGACTGGTCAAGCGCCGGCCAGAGCGTGCTAGGCAATAAGTACCCCGATTCGGGTACTGCGGGCCGCTCGATGCTCGGCTACTTGCTTGGCGGCGGCGCCTTCGCTGCTCCTGGCGCGATCCTTCCTACGCTTGCAGCGGCCGGCGCCGCATCGATTCCGTACACGCAGGCGGGCGGCAAGCTGGCGACGATGCTACTTACGCAGCGTCCTGCGGTCGCGGTCCCAATAGGGAATGCGCTTTCCCGTTACGGCGTCCCACTCGCCGCGCCTGCGGGCAATGCGCTCGTCAATGCGATCACAGGTCCGTAGAAACGATGCCTTTATGCGCGGATAAGCGACTGACAAAGCCGCAATGCAGGCGGTTGTAAATATCAGCCGCCAAAACTGATCGCTATTCATTTTTTCCCCTCAACCCCGCCTAGTGCGGGGTTTTTTTATTGAGGCACGCATGCAGATTCTGCCGAACGGCAAATGCCAGTTCATCGACCAGAACGGCGCACCGCTGGCGAACGGCTCTGTTTTTTTCTACGCGCCCGGAACTACTAACCCTCTCCCGACGTATCAGGATTCTGCCGGCACGACCCCTAACACGAATCCTATCCAATTGGATAGCCGCGGGCAAGCGATTATCTGGGGCAGTGCTACTTATCGCCAGATCGTGAAGGATGCAAACGGCGTGACGGTGTGGGATCAGATCGTCTCTGCGGCGGCGTCTGCTGATGCGCTTAATACGCTGACGGCTACGCTATCCAGTTCGTCTGGATCATCGACGATCGGCTTTGTCGGCGCGGCTCCTGGCAGCACCGTACGGACAGTGCAAGACAAGCTGCGCGAGTCGGTCAGCGTCGCTGACTTTGGCGCGGTTGGCGACGGATCGGATGAAACGGCGAAGCTGACGGCGGCGATCACTTACGCAGCGCAGAACGGGATTCCGCTGAACTGGCCTGCCGGCAAAGTCTACAGCGTCACGAATATCTCTGTTTTGCTCGGCGGCGGCGTCTTTGAGTGGACCGGGCGGCCGCGCATCAAGCAGCTTTCGACCGGAAACCCTGCTAACCCGGTTGTGCAGCTTGGCGGCACCGTGCTTGCAACGGTGTCACTGTCGCAGAGCTCGATGTCGCAGAGCCAGTCGGTCACGCTCTCGGATGCATCGAGCGTTCAGCCTGGCTATCTGCTCCGCTTGGCAACCAATCGCCTTGCCTATGGCGACCATCGATTCGACCCGCAGAACTGCTTCGGGCAGCTTTGCAAGGTCGCGTCGGTATCCGGCAACACGGCGCAGCTCGTCGATAACCTTGTCTTTGACCTCGCGGTTACGACGATCACGACCGGCACGGCGCAGGGCGGCACGACTGGATCAATCACGCTGTCGGCGGGGGACGCATCAACTGCGAACCAGCTTAAGAACTACCTTCTTACCATCACGGGTGGGACGGGCGCAGGGCAGTCGAAGTACATCAACACGTACAACCCGACGACGAAGGTTGCAGACATTGGCACGGCGTACACCGGTGTGCCTCAAACGCCTTGGGCGATCACGCCGGATAGCACGTCGCAATATTCTGTGTCGGCAACGGTCAGCGCGCAGGTTATACAGCCGGCGTATGTCAAAAGCCTGGCTAATCTGGAACTGGTCGGGTATCGCGCGCCGATGGTCAAGAACTACGGGCTGATGATCGAGTTCTGCGATAGCCCGCTGATCGATGGTGTTCGCATTTCCGATTGCAGCGTGACGGCGCTCGAAAGCTGGCGCAACTACTGCCCGAAGATGGTCAATTGCGACATTTCCGGCGCAAACGTGGCGGATACCGGAAACCTGACGTTCGGCTTCGGGCAGGTGTCGTATGGCGACTACAAGCCACTAGTCGACAACTGCACGTTCGAGAATTGCAGCCAGGCATGCGATGCGAACAATGCCACGATGTTCCTGACGCGCACGAATAACACGATCACAGGCGGAGGATTGGCCTATGACGGCGTTACGCAGCTTTGGCCGGGCAACGTGAATATCCAGACGTGCGGACTGGCAACGCACAGCAGCACATTCGGCGTAACGGACTCCGGGAACACGATCACTGACGTTTATTTCAACAAGCAGCGCGGCATGTGGCAGACGACGCAGGGCAACACGTACCGCGGCCGCATGTACTACTGCAATCAGATCTCGTATTGCACGGGTGCCAGCTACATCGGCAACTTGTACGACGACGGCATGACGAACGAGCCGAGCAGCGGCGTGAACGGCGATATCAACGGCGACGATGGATTCCCCCTCACGTCGAAACCCGATAACAACCGGCCGCGCGCGTTTCTCAATATCCGCCATAACACGATGGTGTCGTATGCATCTACCTTCGTGAAGGGCAACGTCATCAAGTCGGTATCTGAGGGCGTCGTATTTTTCACCGATCAGGTTGACCCGCCCGCAACTGATTGGCCTAGCAATCAGATCCTGACGGTGACGGATAACGATGTTTCTGTCATCCAGGGTGATTTGGGCCTCGGATTCACGAACCTGGGAGTCGTCAAATACAACGGATCGGGAACGCCGGCGCTGGCTAATTTCACGGCATTCAACAACATCGTGCATGTCGGCGGTGCTGGCCTCGGAACTGTGAAAGCCGACAACATGGGGTTTTTCCCGTTCGTCGACGACATGGCGGTGACGACGCCGCTTGTGTATCAGTTCGGTCCTAGCAAGTGGCTTTGCATTCTGCAGGATCAGACGGTAACGCAGGTTCCTTTTCCGCAAGGGCAGGGCGTATTCAGGCTGACGGTTTTCGAGAAAGATGCGGTTGTTGGTAACTACTTCTCGGGGATACTCCAACGCGGCAACGCCACGCCGATTGCGACCTTCGCCAGCTCTGGCGTATCTATCCGCACTGATACGCCGCTTGGCTCGATTGGTACGGCGGGCAATCTGAACGTGTTCGCGCACGTTCAG